ACGACGCTCAGCATCATCCCAACTGGGATGGTTCTGAATCTGAAAGCCGAGCCCATTTGGTATGACGAACCCACCCCCGTCGGTGCGGTCGACCTCGCACTCGAAGGCACGGATGCCGCAGTGTTCTTCAAAGGAACTTTCGGGCAGGCCACGGGGCTCATGTTTCCTCCGTCCCTCGCGCACCCGAACGGGCAGACGGTCATGTTCGAGGACCATTTGAGACGAAAACGTCCACGTTCGATTCTTTTAGCCGAGGTTTTGCTCAAGCTCCCTAGCGGCGACACCGTCGCAATGAAGAACGAAGTCCGACGCGTCGGGCAATCGTTCGGCATCCGACCACACCATCTTTGCGTCGACCGGACCGGCAACGGGCAAGGCGTATTTGACCTTCTCCGCTTTGAATGGGGCGAGGTTATCGGGGTGAACTACTCCGAGGGCGCGAGTGAAACGAGAATCATGGTCGAGGACCACGACACCGCCAAGGAACTATATCTCCGCGTCGATAGCGAGCTTTGGTTCGCGCTGCGGAAGTTCATCGAGTTCGGGTTCTGTTACATCGACCCAAAGATGTCGACGGACGACCTTTTCGCCCAGCTTACGGGACGACGGTTCCGAATGCAGGGAAAACGGGCTCGCGTGGAAACCAAGCCAGACTACAAGGCGCGCAACGCGGGCAAGTCGCCGAACGAGGCGGACGGGTTTACACTGCTTGTGCAATGCGTGCGCAAATCGTTCGGCTTCGTGCCGGGGATGTCACCGGAAAACGCTGTCGCGGAAAGCTCCGACGACTATGAGGGACCATCGGGGGTTCGCATCTCCATCGACAATCGTTTCGAGGACCTTGACACGCCGGGCTGAACCTCCATTTTGTAGATGTGAGCACGCGACCGAACCCCAACATCTACCCTGACGGCGGATACCTCTTCACTGAGGGGGACGGCACGCGATTCCGGGGCGAGAGCTGGCGCGACCTGACGAAGAAGGTCAAAGAGTATCGGCAGCGCAATAAACTTCCCGCGGGGGACCCCGAAACAGAGATTTTCGACCAGTATTGCGTTCGCATGCCGAGCCAATGCCGAAACTTTAGCAAGGGCCCGACGGTGATTCAACAGCCGATGGACCACAACCAGAGAATCCTGCACTGGTTCATCCGCATGCTTGAGCTTCGGCGCAAGGGACCGCTCCCGAAGGTAAGTGATGGCGAGGCGGCTCGAAGGGCGGCGATTTGCGCGAAGTGTCCTCGACAGCAGCCGCTCGTCGCGAGTTGCCAGACGTGCATCAACTCCGTCCGAAAAGGACGAGAGGCTTTGATGGACCGAGAGCCGAGCAAACATCAGAACCTCGAACCGTGCAGCGCACTCGCCGAAGACTGCATGGTGACGGTCCACCTGGAGCAACCGGTTGTCGCGGCGGACCGCGTTCCACCGGAGTGCTGGAGAAAATGAAATTTCCGAACCCGGTCCGCTTCGCCATCGCGATGTTACGCGCCGCGTGGCACTGGTTCCAAGGCCCCATCCTCGTTACGGACGAAGTCCGACAACATCGGCGACTGATTTGCGAGGGCTGTGAATTTTTCGACCCCGAATGGTCACAATGCGAGAAGTGCGGTTGCCTCGTGTCCTTCAAGGTCGAACTGACAACAGAACAATGCCCCGTCGGCAAGTGGCGAAAGTCCTTGACGGTGAGGGGTCGAATCTCCATCTTGCTGAAGAATGCCCGAGAATCTCTCTGCCGGTTATTCTGCCGCAGCCAATGAAAACACCAACGGCGGCGTCAACACACCGGACTTATCTAACAACCTGAAGCCGAAGCGACGTGCTGTCTCTAGCACGTTCCAGATGCGGAACATCATCTCCGGGCTGCAAACGTCCGCCCGCGAGCGCAACATCCGCAACGCTCGCATCATGGCGAAATACAACTCCGAGAAGCCGCACCGGCAGGAGTCGTTGGAGGCTGACGGTCTCGGCTGGAAATCGAATTTCACGACCAAGCCCCTCCCGATGCTGGTCAACAAGGTGTCCCCCCGGCTCAAGAAGGCCCTTGACGCAGTCAAGTATCTCACCAACTCAGAGCTTCCCGAAGCCATCCCCGGCAATGCGGAGAAATCCGACACCTTCCGCCGAGAAATCACAAAGTTGGTTCGCTCTCGGCCCGGCTGGTCTGACCTACTCACCGAAACCAGCATGGAAAACGTGCTCTTCGGATTCGCGCCGTGGGTTTGGCTCGACGAGTTCTCCTGGTTCCCCAAGTTTTTCCGCCAAGACCAGTTTTTCGTCCCAACGGGCACCAAGCAAGCCTCGAACACCACGCAGCTCTTCGTTCTCCGCGACAAATATCTCGTTCACGAGTTGTTTTCGATGGTTGAGGACAAGGAAGCCGCGGAAAACTCCGGGTGGAGTATCCCGAACACGGTCAAAGCAATCAACGGTGCGATGCCAGACTATCGGCGTGCCCGGTTTGACTCCCACGAACGGACTTACGAAGATTTGCTGCGAGAGGCCAACGTCGGACTCTCTCACGAGAACGGCGCGGTTGTCATCGTCGTCTGGCACGTGTTCGCACAAGAGGTCGACGGCAAAGTTTCTCACTACATCCTGACCGAGATGGGCGCGGGTAGCAAAGACATCGACCCAAAGGAGGACAAAGAGCTTTTGTTCGCGCGAGAAGACCAGTTCGACTCGATGCGCGATTGTCTCGGCCTCTATGCTTTCGAATACGGCAACGGAACTCTCCACGGCTCGAAGGGAATTGGCCGCGAAGTCTACGCGTTCGCGGCGATGCTCGACCGAGCGCGCAACGAGGTCGTTGACCGATTCAACCTTGCAGGCAAGCTCATCATCCAGGGGGATGACAAAGCCCTCCGCCGGTTCAAGATGTCCGTCGTCGGCAACGCTCTGCTCATCGGGCAGGGATACACCGTCACCGAACGAAAAATCGACACCGCGGTTGAACCGTATCTTCAACTCGATGCCTTCATGACATCGTTGCTCGACCAGATGGCGGGCGCGGTGACTCCGAAAGCACTGGAGGGGGAGCGCGTGACCGCCGCTGCCGTGAATCTTCTCGCGTCCCGAGAAGAGGAAAACCGGGACACCATCACTGGACGTTTTCTTACCCAGTTCGCGTCCGCGGTGCAGACGTTGCAGAAACGAATTTGTAGCCCAGACGTAGCCGACGAGGACGCCAAAGCTTTTCAGGAGAAGATGCTCGCCATCATGTCACGCGAAGAACTCGACATGCTCGCGTCCCAACCCGTGGCGGAAACCGTCGAGGATTACACCACGGTCGAGCGTCAGCAAATCGTGCTCATCGCTCAGGAGAACAAGGGCGACCCGTTGTTCAATCAGAAAGAGCTTCGCCGCCGGTCAATCTCTGCGCAGGTCGATGAGGAATTCGCCGACTCCATCCTGTTGCCAGACGAGGACCCGACGATTCTCGCGGAGCAGACGCGTCTCCAACTTTTGGAACTTCAGCTCATCGCGGGCCACGGGACACAGGTTCCCATTTCGCCGCGCGACAATCACATGGTTCACTTGCAAGTTCTGGTTCCCGCAATGGAACAGGCTGCGCAAGTCGCCGCTCAGCAGCCCGACGGCGTGGGGCCGCTCGAAGCAATGGTCATTCACGCGACAGGACATCTTCAAGGGGCCGCTCAGATGGGTGTTCCGAAAGAGGAACTCGCCCCCGTTGCGGACATCGTCAACAAGCTCACCGCGTCAATGAAGCAGCTCAAGCAGCTCGCCGCAGCCCAGGCCGCGATGCAAACCGCGCAGGCTGCGAATGCCGCCGGGCTCGTCGCCCCCGAGGACGTTCCGCCCGCTCCAACTGGACCCGCTCCACCGATGCAATAATTTATGCCGGACCCGCTACCTCCGAAAGCTACACCCAAACAACTTCCGCACCCCGAGTGGGACCAAGACTGCACCCTGAAACTCCGAGAATTCTTGGGGTCCCGAGAGGGTCTTCTGATGCTGGAGTGGTTAAAGTTCTGGTCACCATCGCTGCTGGATGGCTCTGACGTGAACAAGACGCTCGTCGCCAGCGGCGAGGTCAAGGGCCACATGAGCACCCTCGAAAACATTTTCTCGCTCGCTCGCGAGAACCCAATCCCCGAACCTCCGAAAATTTTGGAGTCATACCCCGACCCGGAAGACGATTCCAAGTGGGATGCCTCTGAGAACAAACGACCCGACTGATTATGCCCGCTACCACTGACAATCCGACCGCGGATTTGGAACAAGAAATCGAAAAGAC